CTGATCCATATCCATTATATCTCTCCGCCTTTAGGTTTCGACTTAGGTTTTACAATATTTGCATCTTGATTTGCTACTGCAGTATCAACATTCATAGATCTAAGTGCAGCATCTGGTTCTCCACCAGCACCATTAGAACCAAGTTCTCCTTCAACTGGAAGTGGTCTCATACCACCAGATCCCTCTGGATCCATCATCATTTCAGCAGGATCAGGAATAATTCCATCCTTAATTTCCTGTTCAATTTTCTCATCTTGTTCAAGAATCTCTTCGTCTGTTTGTCTAATAATCTTGCGTCTTATATAATCTTGAGAATAATACTTACCAACATAAGGTTCTACAGTAGCAAGTAATGCCATTCTTTCATTCAACAATTCTGCTTCTTTTAATTCAGCAAAATGATTATCATATAAGAAGTCATATTGGATATGCTCACTCATTACTTCCCAATCTTCAGGTGTAATTACATTGGTTAAAAGTAATTGAGTTTTAAGCATATCAGTGAACATATTTGAGAATCTCTTTCTCAAACGTCCAACAAACTTACTAAATTTAACTTCATCTCTCAATATCTCTGAGGATCTTCCCAGATTGAATCCTCCTTCTCCGTCCATTCTTGATGGGGGTACATTGAGCGACCTATATAATTTCTTTTTGAAGTACTCAATATCCGTGATTTCACCAAGGTTTTGACCTCCTGGAAGAGTAGAAATTTCAGTTCCACGACCTCCTTCCCTTCTAGGCAACCAGAAATCTTCAAGCATTGCCATGTACTTCTTGTCATCACGGATTTCTCCTGTATCAGCGTTGTATACAAGTTTATTCCGATATCTCATCATTACATCACGGAGATATTGCTCTGCTTTTATCTTCGGTAAGTTTCCTACATCAATGTAGAAAATCCTGCGCTCTGGAGCACGGGATAGTCTATATATAACCAAACTATCCTCAATCATTCTTAATTGATTAAGAGATTTAATGGCTTTATGTAGATAAGACAGAGTAATTCCTTTATTTCTATCGACCAGACCTGAAGTTACATATGTAATGGAATCCTTTGCCATTTTAATTCCAGCATTATTTCCCATTGCATTGGGACTAGCAACTGGATATGTAAGTTTTGGATTGTAAATAAAATATTCTTCTAATTTAGGGAACTCATAATCCATTGGATTATTGTTCGTTATATTAGAAACACGATACTTATCATCTTTATTTTTCTTTTGTTGTCTCACATAACGCATTTTCATTGCGTCAATATATCTTATCTCCTGTAATCCTGCTTCTGGATTTTTTAAGTCAATAATTTTATGATAGAATAATCTACCATCAACATACCAATTCCTATAAATTTCATGTGCTTTTTTGTCAAAATCCAATAAATCTTTTACAAACTTAAATGCTTCTCTAACTTTCTTTTTTATACCATCACTAGCATTAAGATTATCTAAATTAATTTCTACAGGACTATCATTAGTATCTGAAACCAAAGCTTCACTTATAATATCTTCAATTGCACTATCACACTCTGGGTGAAGTGCCATTTCCCTATATCTTCTTACTAATTCAAATTCAGTTCTATATACGCCTTCAATATCAACATAAGAACCAAAAAAACCACTACTTAAAAAGTGATCAGTCCCGTCCTCATTATTCGGAGGAACGGGAGAGACCGCATTTTGAGGCAGTGATTGTTCATCAGCGTTCTCAATCGAGAACCCAAATAGTTTTGCCATGATTATGAAACTTTCTTACTATTTATCAACCCTAAACTTAGTTAATTAGGATTGCCAGCTCCAGTCAATTTGAGAGATTGAACTTGGAATTCTACAGTGTACTCTTCTATAGTATCACCTGTATCGTAAGATAAGTCAATAGGGGCGACCGTTGATGGCCATATATCGACAAATTCATACTCTTTTAGTACAGCATTTCCTTCTCCACTGGAACTCTGACTATTTGCAGAAGATCCTCTACCAAGTTGATAAACTTTAGCATTTACCATATATGCCGTTGGATCTGTTGCACCTAAGTTGGTGTCTAGATCAGCAATCTGTTGAGTCCAATTTTCAAATGCGTTTCTAAATCTGAAATCTTCATCATTAATAACTGTTACAGTCCAAGTATCAATTGTCCTGTCTCCAGCAACTTTAAATATCCGTCCTCTGAATGGAACGTCAATATTTGCAATGTTTTGAGCAGGTAAAGTTGCTGCTTTACACATAAAACTAAAGATGTCTGCATCCCAATCAGATACTACATTAGGTGGAAGAGTAGTAAGTTCAACTTCAAATAAATTCGGTCTTGCACCGCCACCTATCAGTTTGGATTTGAAATCCGCAATGTTTTTGTTTGCTCTGGTTGTTGCCATTGATTAATTCCTCCTGTTTGTATTTAGAGCTAGAACTTAAACTCTACCTGCGACTTCTTCAAAGCTGATACCAGTTCTGGTAGCAACGAAGGTCAGGGTTACGTAATTGATAGACTTTGCAGGCTTCAGGAAGATGTCTGCTCGGAATTCATTATTATCAATAACATCAGGAGTGTTATTTGTGGTATCACAAACAACGAGGAATCCATATAATCCTCTCTTAGCCTGAATGTCACGAAGATAAGGTTCAACGATATTTCTAAAGTTTGCTCTTGTTAACTCATCATTGAGTTCAAAGAGTTGAGCTTGTGCTGCTTTTTCAAGTGCTTGCTCAATTGTGAGGAACAAACGACGAACGTTGATGCGGTCAAATGCTGATGCATATCCGAGAGCAGTCTTATCACCGAAGAGAAGTGTTCCAATACCAGGTGTGGTAATGAAAGAGTTAATTCTCTGAGGATAGAGTCTGTCTCTTTGTGTCTTGGTTGGGTTATATGCAAGTTTAACTGCATTGTTAATAACACCTCTTTGCTGTCCAGCAGGAGAGAACCAAGGATAAGCAACAATATTTGTGCGAGTCATTAGACCAGCAACGTCTCCGTTACAAGGAACATAACGGAATTGATTGTTGAATCTATCAAACATATACTTATAACCACTATCAAATACACCATAAGATGAAGATGATAGAGGACTAAAGAAGTTAATTACATTCTCAGTCTGAGTCTCAGTATTAGTGATGTTAACAACATTTGCCCTATGTGGACTAATTGTTGCCATGCAGTCCTTTCTATCTCCAGCAATTGATAGCAATTGATTTGCTTTTGCTTGAGAATCAGATTCTACAGTGCATCCTGGACCCATAATGAGGTAATCAACTTGAACTTCATCCTTGTTAGAGAACAATCTATAGGATGTCATCAAATCTGCTAATGTAGCTTTCATTCCACCCTTAGTTTCATTTGCAGGGATGGAACCATAATCTTGACCACCTGTTAGAGGATAAGCTATATTACCCAAACTAGAGTAAGTAACACCTTGTGCATCTAGACCCCATAGACCATCACCAGTTGTAACTGGAGTACAGACTGTAGAGAATCCACTTGCTATTGGTGCAGTTCCCCACTGAGAGTCAGCACCTTCAGATGGGTTCTTACCAGCATAAAGATTATCAGAATAAAGTGCAAGATAATCCTTATAATAAGTCTTCTGTGGTGGATTTATCGAAGAAACTGTATCTTTTGCCTTAGAAAGGTTAAGATGTTTCTCCATAATATTTCCTTTGATTCCAGTAACTCTACCTTCATCATCGACTAGAACAACGTGCATACCATCGTTCTTACCATTTCTAGTATCAACATAATTGCTATCTATTGGTTTAGGAGCTAATGTCTTCCAATAAACGACAGCATTATTAATACCTAATGTCTGCTCATCATACCAGTCTTTAACTGATGCTGGAGTATATGCTGCGCTAGCAGAATGTCCAGTTGTAACACCAGAGTTATTAAGGAATTGAACTGCAGACGAAGTTGTATATGCTGCAATGCTATTGCCTTCAGCATAATCAATTGGGAAGTAAGATGTTATACCACCAACTGCTGATATTCTATCAGTAATCTTAACGTCAAATGTACTATTACTATTAGTGGAGTCTGTACTTACACCAGTAATAATTCCTTTAAGGAAACCTGTGAATCCACCAGTGGTTCCTATTCCTGGAATAATTGCTCCATCAATGTTTGCAGTAACAGCAAATCCAACACGAGCACCAGCATTATACAAGTTGTTAGTGCTAATACCAATCGTTTGGTCTGCGAAATTGTCAATCTGACAAACTTTTAGTGTATTTGCCCAAGTTCCTGGGTTCTTGGCACAATAAGTAAATGTTGCATCACTTTGATGATTGTTGAGATAATCATCATAGTTGTAAACTTGAAGGACTGCGGTAGAAGCAACACCAACACCTGCGTTTGCGTTATTGAGATTGCTACCTGCTGTTCTAACTACCTTAAGGACACCACCATATGAAAGGAAAGATGATGCACTCATCCAATACTCATACTGTGCATCTGTTCCAATTGGTTTTCCGAAAGTATTAACTAATTGTTCTTCAGTACTAATTTCAATGATGTCATCAACAGGTCCAATTTCAAACGGTCCAGCAATTGCACCGATGTTATCTAATACATTCTCAGCTCTTCCTATTGTTAGATCAACCTCCCTTACCAGTACTCCAGGAGATAATTGAGGAGTTGCCATGTTGTCTTTCTCCGAGTCTCAGTTTATCTAAAAAATATTTATTAAAAGGGGTATTTTCATTGGGGAAACTTGGAGTGAACACTTACCAATCTGGATATGCCCAGTCACTAAAAGGCTTCTTTTTCCGTTTTTCTACAATTCTTCTTATAGTGCAAATCTTACATTCATATGAATAAGAGGATGGAACTGCTCCTCTACTTTTACGAGTTCTATAAAAACCATCTACTAAATTCTTTTCTTCTCCACATACTCTACACTTTCTATCGACAAGCAACAAATGCCCTAGTTTTAATTGCTTATCAAATTCCATTAAGACATATATTCCCACATATGTGACATGTCA